CACAGAGAAAAACTTCCGCAGAATCTGGGCGTCTGTGATCTGGCGTCACACGTTGGGGGGCGATAGATGGGCCGTGGACGGAGGCCGACGCCGACCGCGCTCAAATTGCTGCACGGCAATCCGGGCAAGCGGGCGCTGCCGAAGAACGAGCCGAAGCCGGCGGCGGCAATTCCGTCATGCCCGTCTCATCTCGATGCGTGCGGTCGCCGCGAGTGGCGGCGGATCACGAAGGAGCTGGCTCTGCTCGGCATGTTGACCCGGTGCGATCGCGCTCCACTCGCGGCCTATTGCGCAGCCTACTCGCGGTGGGTGGATGCCGAAAAGCATCTCGGCGANCTCGGAACGGTCATCGAGGGCACGAGGGGCACCCTGGTGAAGTCGCCCTACGTGGACGTCGCGAATGCGGCGCTCCGTCAGATCCGCGAGTTCGGCTCGGAGTTCGGCCTATCCCCTGCGGCCCGCACCCGCATCCGGGTCGACCCGAAGACGTCGCGCCGGGGCAAGAGGGGCAGCGACTCGCTCGAGGAGGCGCTCAGTGGCTAAGCGCAAGCGCCGGCCGCCGCTGATCGCGGTGCCCACGCAGTATGCGCTTGATGTGGTGGCGGGCAAACAGATCGCCGGGAAGCTGGTGCGCCAGACGTGCCAGCGGCATCTCGACGACCTCGAGCACGCCGGCGAGCGGGGCCTGCGGTTCGACGTCGGTGCGGCCGAGCGGGTGCTGCGCTTCTTCGCGCTGCTCCGTCACAGCAAGGGAGAGTGGGCGGGGCAGCCCTTCCGCCCTGAGCCCTGGGAGCAGTTTATCCTCGCGACGGTCTTCGGCTGGAAGCGCTCGGACGGGACGCGGCGCTTTCGCACGGTGCATGTGGAGATCGCACGCAAGAACGGCAAGACCACGCTGCTCGCCGGCATCGGGCTCTATCTGCTGACGGCAGACAGCGAGCCGGGTGCCGAGATCTACTCTGCGGCGACGAAGCGCGACCAGGCGAAGATCGTTCACGAAGAAGCGAAGCGGATGGTCAAGCTATGCCGCCATCTCAGCAGCAAGGCGCGCGTGTTCCGTGCCAACATCTCGGTCGACGAGACGGCGAGTAAGTTCGAGCCGCTGGGTGCCGACGCGGGCACTCTGGACGGCCTGAACGTTCACGCCGCGCTGATTGACGAGCTGCACGCGCACAAGACGGCGAATCTGTACGAGGTTCTCGAAACGGCGACCGGCGCACGGCGTCAGCCACTCATGTTCTCGATCACGACTGCAGGCAGCGACCAGACCTCCGTGTGCTGGGAACAGCGCGAGTATGCGCGCAAGGTGTTGGACGGAGTGATCGAAGACGACTCCGTGTTTTCGTATATCGCCGCGCTCGACGAAGGCGACGAGTGGACCGACGAGAAGGTCTGGCCCAAGGCGAATCCGAATCTCGGGATCTCCGTCAAGCTGAGCAATCTCCGCGAAGAGGTGGAAGCGGCGAAGATCACGCCACGCAAACAGAACGCGGTGCGCCGGCTACGGCTGAATGAGTGGACGCGGGCTAACACTCGGTTCCTGGATCTCGCTCGCTGGGACCAGTGCGCGGGCGACCTGTTACCGATCGAGATCGAGCGGCTACACGACGGTGAGCCCTGCTGGGCGGGGCTGGACCTGGCGACGACGACCGACGTGGCGGCGTTTGTCGCGGTCTGGCCACCGGCGACCGATGATGATCCATTCGATATCGCCTGTCGCTTCTGGATCCCAGAAGAGAACATCATCGAGCGCACGAAGAAATTCCGCACGCCATACGATGCGTGGGAGAGCGAGGGCTGGCTGCTGGCCACNCCNGGCGATGTGATCGATTACCGCGAGATCCGNGAGGAGATCCTACGATTCAGGGAGGCGCACCCGATCTCGGAGATCGCATTCGATCGATGGGGGTCGGTAGCGATTGCAAACGACCTGCAGGATGAGGGCCTGGTGATGGCGCAGTTCGGGCAGGGCTACGCGAGCATGTCGCCGCCGACGAAGGAACTCGAGAAGCTCGTGCTCTCGCGTGCGATCCGACACGGCGGGCACCCGGTGCTCCGGTGGATGGCGGACAATCTGGAGGTCGCTACGGACCCGGCCGGCAACATCAAGCCGCAGAAGCCGGGTCACCAGATGTCGCACAAGAAGATCGATGGGATGGTCGCGCTCATCATGGCCCTGGCGCGGGTGATTCACGGCGAGACGGGGCTGCCCGTGCAGTCCGTCTACGAGACGCGAGGTCCGCTAACGATATGAGGGGTGGCACAGTGTCGGTGAAACTCGAGGGGATGCTGTCGGACGCGGCGCTGGTCTGCGGTGCGGGCATCGCCTGCTACGGCGTGTCTCTGCTCTCGGTGCCTGCGGCATGGATTTGCGGCGGCGTGCTGCTCATGGGCCTGGGCGTCGTGCTCGGCCTGCGGAGGGCTTGACGATGCTCATGCGTCGCGTGCTGGATCTCGAGACACGAAAACAACTACCCAATAGCAGTGCCGGTGCCCGATCATGGCGCGGGTTCTTTCTCGGTGGGCTCGATACGGCAGCCGGCGTGGAGATCAACGCGACGACGGCGCTGGCGATTCCTGCGGTCTACGTGTGCGTGCGCGTGCTCGCTGAGTCAGTGGGCCAGCTTCCGCTGATCCTCTATCGCCGATCGGGGCGGGGCAAAGAGCGTGCGGTCGATCATCCGCTCTATCCGATACTGCACGACCTCCCGAATCCTGAGGTCACGTCGGCCGAGTTGCGGGAGTGGATGGTCGCGAGCCTGGCGCTACGCGGGAACGCGGTGATGCAGATCGAGCGCAATCAGATGGGCCGTGTCCTGGGCATCTGGCCCTTGCCGTGGGACGATATCGAGAGTGGGGCGTGGACGGTGCGTCCGGCGATCTCTTCTATCGCTACCCGCCAACGAACATGCCTCCGGTGACATTCGCGGCGCGCGAGATTTGGCACGTCCGTCTGTTCGGCGGCAACGGGCTCGTCGGGCTCTCACCGATTGCAGCCCAGAAAGAGTTTCTCGCCGGCGACTACGCGGCGCAGGACTACGGTGCGCGTTTCTTCGCGTCTGCCGCCCGCCCGAGCGGGGTGCTGGAACATCCGGGCACGATGTCGGCTGATGCGCAGACGCGACTCGCGGCGACCACTGCGAACTCGATGCAGGGTCTGTCGAATGCGCACAAGGTGCTGATCCTCGAAGAAGGCATGTCGTGGAAGTCGATATCCGTGCCGCCCGAAGAAGCGCAGTACCTTGAGACTCGCAAGCTGGGCCGCTCCGAGGTCGCTGGTATCTTCCGGGTGCCGGCGCATCTAATCAACGACCTTGAGAAAGCGACCTTCTCGAACGTCGAGCATCTCGACATCGGATTCGTCAAGCACTCGCTCATGCCCTACCTCGTGAAAATCGAGCAGGCGATTACGCGCGATCTGATCGACGAGCGGGAGCGGGGCGGACTATTTGCCGAGCACCTGGTCGATGGGATGCTGCGGGGCGATCTCAAGAGCCGCAGCGAGGCGTATTCGACGCTGGTGCAGACAGGCGTGCTTACGCGCAACGAGGTGCGCGAGTTGGAGAATCGAAATCCGATCGACGGGCTCGACGAGCCGCTCACGCCGCTGAACATGCAGGCGGGACAGGGCGATCCGCCCCCGGACGTTCCTGCGCAGAGGTCGGCGGCGATCTTCGCGCCGCTGGTGACAGACGCGGTGGCCCGTCTGGTGCGGGGCGAGGAACGGGAGCTGCTGAAGGCGGCGCGCAAGGCGGGGGGCAGCGTGACGGAGTTCCGGTCTCGGGTCGGCGCGCTCTACGCGCAGCGAGGCGACCTGACGGAGTTCGCACGGCGGACGCTGGGGCCGGTAGTCGAGACGCTGTGCGCCGATGCGGAGCGCGACGGGGTGGCGGGTATCGCCGAGGCTGTGCGCGCCCACGTCGACCAGTCGGAGCGCGAAGCGGTGGCCATTGAGGGCGAGGATCTCGAATCCGAGGTCCGGGCACTCTGTGAGCGGTGGAAGTCTGAGCGCGTGGCGGGTCTCGCCATGCAGGGGGGGGAAGGCTGATGGAACGACGAACGATCGGAGCAGAGATACGGGCTTCGGGCGACGGCGCAGAGCAGACGCTTGCGGGCTACGCGGCGGTCTTTCACGTACGCAGCGAACGGATGTGGGGAGACACGTACGAGGTCGTCGCGCCCGGTGCATTCGTGGCATCGCTGGCCGAGCGGGACGTGATCGCGCTCTGGAATCACAATACCGACCGGGTGATGGGCTCTACGCGCAGTGGCAGCCTGACGCTGGCCGAGGACGACCACGGCCTCGCCTTTGAGCTGAAATCTGCATTCGAGGGGTTCACCGGCGAGATCGCAGCGGTGCGCGCAGGCGACGTGCAGGGGATGTCGTTTGGGTTCGAGACGGTTCGCGACTCCTACGACTACAGCGAGGAAAATGGCGGCGTGGTGATCCGCACACTGCANGAGGTGCGNCTNCACGAGATCAGCCCGACGCCCTTCCCGGCGTATCCGCAGACCGACGCNCAGGTGAGGGCGGCACACCGGGCGGCGCAGGCACTAGGCCGGCCCGAGGTGTTCACGCGGGCGTGTGACGAGGCTCACTTGACGGCGGCCGAGGTTCGCGCCATGAATCTAGACGCAATCGGTCGGCCCCCACAGGAGCCGGTCGGAATATCGCTCGTCACGGTTCGATCTCGCATCGTCGAGGCGATCTCGTGAGCATGAGAACGGAACGCAGCCAGAGCGCAGCCAGTGCTCGCCCCGGCAGCAGGTAGACGCAACCGAAGGCGGTCGCGGCGACGTGCTGACGACCGGGGAGAGACACGATGAAGCGATTGACCAAGCTCCGCGCCGACCGGCGCGAGAAGATCGAGGCGCTCCGAGCCCTGCTCGCCGGAGCCGAGACCGAAGAGCGCTCCGCGCTGAACGAGGACGAGTCGAAGAAATTCGCCTCACTCGACGCCGAGATCAAGGCTCTCGACGAGACGATCGCCGCTGAGACGCGAGCGGCCGAGCTGGCCGAGACGCTCGAGGAGCCCGAGCGACGGGCGATCAAGCCCGAGCCGACTGTGGAGACGCCGCAGGCCCCGGCGGTCAAGGTGACCGAGGATCGGCCCTACTCGCTGCTGCGTGCGGTGCGCGCAAGCGCAAGCGGAAACTGGACCGACGCCAAGGTCGAACGGCGCGCATCGGACGAGCTGCAAGAGGTAGTCGGACGCGAGCCGGCGCACGACAACGGGTTTTTCGTGCCTCACGGCGCGCTCATGACCCGCAAGCAGCAGCGGCAGATGGAGATGGAACGGCGTGCCGTCGGCAAGGCTGTGCCCAATACCACGGGCGCTGCGGTGGTGCCGACCGACCTCATCCCGGACGAATTCATCGAGATTCTGCGCAACGAGTCGGTGACGCTGCAGGCTGGCGTGCGGACCCTGGCCGGTCTGGTCGGTGACGTGGACATCCCGCGCCAGTCGGCGGCGGCCTCCGCAGGGTGGCTGGCCGAGGACGGTGCCGGTGTCGAATCGACGCTGACCACGGACAAGATCAGCATGTCCCCGCACACGGTCGGTCTCAAGGGCACGATCACGCGGCGGATGCTGAAGCAGAGCACTCCGGCGATCGAGGATCTGGTGCGCGAGGACATCCGGCAAGTGCTGGGCCTCGCGATCGATCTCGGTGTGATCGACGGTAGCGGCGCGGCCAACCAGCCGACCGGCATTCTCAACGCCGGTATCGGTGGCGTGGTGACGGCGGGTACGCTGACCTGGCCGCTGACCGTGGAGTTCGAGACCGACCTGTCGGCCGCGAACGCGCTGCGCGGATCGCTCGCGTTCATGATGGGTGCCACGGTGGCCTCGGAGTTCAAGACCACTCTGAAGGCGGCCAACACCGGCGTGTTTCTGATGGAAAACGGGCAGATCAACAGCTATCCGGTGTTCATCACGAATCAGGTGCCTGCGCAGACGGCGATCTTCGGCAACTGGAACGAGTGCCTGCTCGGCATGTGGGGCGCGCTGGACCTGTTCGCCGATCCTTACACGGACGGCGACAAGGGAAACATCGTGCTTCG